TAGTTAATCGTTTTCATTATATACCTTTCAAAATGAATTAAACAAACCAAGAATATTAGCTAAAAAGAAAGTACCATTAAGAACTATTAATGATTTATCTTTTCGATAATATCCAACTAATAACCAAGATAATGAACCTATAATAAAGAAACAATATCCCAAGAAAAACAATTTACTAGCAACAATAAATGCGCCAATAATAGAAGATATAGTCCCAATCCAAGAAACTATATTAAGTAATTTATTAATATTAAAAATCATCGTGTAATCTGCATTGAGTGATGAATATCGGGAGATAATCCATATTGTACCATTAACATTTTCCAATTATTACCATGACCACATTTTGCTTCTGATAATCCGAATAAATTATAATCAGCTTGGTGGATTATCTCATGAGGTAATATAACATTAACCATATTATTAGCATAATCGGGAGAATATGCAAAGAATTTATAACCTAATTCGATTATATTAGATTCTTGATGCGCTAATCCTGCAACACGCCATAATCTGCCATTTAATTCTATAATCGGTGGATTATAGCGAGATAATCGGGGATGAATCTCGCACAGATTATCCCAAATAATCAAGGTCTGATTATTTAATATATTTAAAAGCTTTTTTCTGTCCATAGCCACATTATACACAGTTCACCAACCCTTGCAAACTATTTTTGAACACACAAGTACACATTCGCCAAAATACAACATAGGTGTTTACCCCTATTGACGGGGGCTCAAATTATATGCTATAATTTGGCGCAAAATTGAATACCTGAGTATTCAATTTTTATGGGAAACAAAAGTATTCATTTCCTTTTTATTTTATAATAAATAATAATAGATAAAAATACTAAATTAGCAGAGTAATTAAATAATAATGGTAAATCCATTTTAGGGAATACATATATTATTGTAAATACTTCGCCAATAAACCACATAAACAAAAATCCCCAAGTTAATCCCTCAGAGGATTTTGTTTTATATGATTCTATTGCTTGCGGTAATCCGCAAAATGCCAACATAATAGAACCAACCCAACCTATATTATCTAACATATTATGCCTTAAAATTATCTCTTACTTGAAACTTATTCCAATCATATGGAATAATATTATCTTGCCAATTACGCTTTTTGATTATGTGCGTGAGAATAGGTAATTCAAAATCTCTAGCATCTTCTAATGCAGTATGCGGTTCAATAATAAAATTATTATTAATATATCCGCAAACCATTTCCGCATTAGTTTTAAATGTCATATTACCATGTTTAGTAACATTATTAAAACCATGATTATCTAAACAGAATTGTTTATATTTTTTGGTTTTGCAGATATTACCAACAGAGGCTTGCCATAAACAAAACTTCTGATTAAAACCTGATAAATTAATACCAGTATTAGCGCATTTATTTAAATCAAAAGCTAGATTATAAGCAGTTAATGTAGGATTATATTTGCCGATTGCCTGATTAATCCATGTATTAATGGCATTAACTGACGCAATCATTCTAATGCCATTTTCTAACATGGCAATATATCCCATTTTACGTTTAGTTAATCCCTCATAACCCCAAATATCATTTGCTTTTTTATCATGGAATAATTCCATTGTATTATAATGCCCATTAACTAAAACAGCGCATTGGTTATAAATGCGACCTTCACGATCACAAATAACCATTGCAAAATCTGCAACAGTATCGCCCATTGTCGTTTCAGTATCTAGAATACAAAAGTATTGCTTTTTAGCCATATAGCCCTTTTTAGTAGAATTCCATTATAGCCGATTTTCGGGTAAAAGTGCAAAAAATTGCAACAAATTTATTTTATTTATTTTGTTGTATTTACGCCTAAATAAGGGTTTACCCTATTGACACGGGCTCAATTATACTAGTATAATTGGCGCAAAATTGAATACTCAGGTATTCAATTTTTATTGCAAACCTGAGTATTCAATTTTCTAAATTCTGATAAACAAGCATACGAACCCATGCTTTGCCATAATCTAATTCAATATCTACGATTGACCCATTAGGGCGAATAATATGATATTCAATTCGATTATTATTAATAATCTTTTTTATCTTTAGCATTAATGTATTCTCTTAGTTAATATATCTAAAATCTGTCTTAAGGGTATTTGCATTATGTCTACAATATCATAAAGATTATAGCCTTCGGCTAAAAAATCTTTAATTAATGTTTCGGCATAATCAATATTAATGCCCTTGTTTACTTGGTACATATACACCCCTTATATTAAATCTGTCACAAACCGCTTTTAGATAATTTGTATTATCTTCGTAAAATGTAAATTCAGCATCTTTAAATGTAATTAAATTAAAGAATTTAGCTAAACCATTAATTTTTAATAAACCGCCAGAGATATTAGAATTCTCAGGTCTTGAAATAATATAATCAGGTTCGCCCAATATCTGATTAATAAATGTATAATCAGGGGTATTAAGAACACGGGCAGTAGCAATAATGACATAACACGATTCATCTTTTAAATCCATTTTATATTGTTCGGCTAATGGTAGCAGAGAATCATTCAAGGCTAAATCTTGATTTTCTCTCCAATAATTTAAATCAATTCTCTCACCATTTTCATCTACAATAGTGCGATATCTATGCAAAGAACAAACGATTGTCCCATCCATATCATAAATTGAAACCTTTTTAATTTTAGCCATTTTTTAATCCTTGAAATATTGGTTAATTGCCGATTTGTATTCTGCCATTGTAGCAAATTTTAAACCATGACGCAAGCAAAATTTGCGGAATTCTGCAAATTGTTTTAGTGTGTATTGTGTTTTCATCATAGCCCCAATTATACAGCAAAAACCGCCCAAAAACCATGTGTGTGAAAATACAACATAGGTGTTTACACCTATTGACACGGGCTCCAAAATTATGGTATAATTTTGGCGCAAACCGAAGTGAGTGCTTACTTCGCTGCGGCGCAGACCTGAATACCTGAGTATTCAAATCTGTTAGCAAACAAAAGTATTCATTTATCTAGCCAATTTAAAAGTACAATTTTAATTGCAACAAAAACAACAAAGCCAATGCAAAAATATAGTGCTTGAATATCTGTCATTTTAATCTACCTCTACATTCACAACAGTTTCATTACGAATTGTCAAATACATTTCAACAAGTCCCATCGATATCCAAACGCAACCATTACCCTCACGCATAGCATAAGGCACAGAGGGATAGCGTTTAGCCATATATTTTTCAGCAATTTCAAATTTTGTCATAAGTCTATTATAGCATGGAAAGTTAAGATAGGGGCAAAAGCCCCTATTAGTTGTCAGGTCTTTTCAGCCTTGATAAAATCAGCAATTTTCATCAAAGCAATTTTATTTGCTTTAGTGAGGGATTCTGTATCAGCTTCTGTCAAACCCAATGCCTCACCGATAAAATCAGCGTGTACATCTTTTTTAATCGGTGTCTCGCCTGATTTCGTTTTGTATGCCTTAGCAACATAAACCTTTTCACGGCTCAATTTTGCAACAACAGAACGAACAGTTTTGCCGAATGTCTCGGCAATGGTTTCAACGCTAGAACCGCCTTGGTAGTCAGCAATCATTCGAGCAGTTTGCTCGGGCGTGTAGTTCACAGTTTTCGTAGTCATCTTTACTTCTCCTTAAAAATCTATTATATCACAAGGGTTTCATTAACGCAAGCCATATCCACAATGGTGAAAAGGTTATTGCAACAAACAAGCTAGCTTGTAAAAATTCTGTTAAGAATTTCATTCTGTAGCCTCACATTCAGCAGAGTAAGCCAAAGCATTTTGTGCGTTAACCATTTCAGCATATGCCTCACGGCTTTTAGTTTCGTAGTAGGCAACCAATTTTTCAGCGTATGCTAGGGCGAGGGTTTGTGTGTTAGTCATAGTGTTCCTTGTCATCATGTATTCTATTATACACGAATAACCTAGAATAAATCAAGTGTGTGTAAATACAACATAGGTGTTTATCCCTATAGACTAGGGGCGGTTATTAGACTATGGTTGACCTATAGCTACGGGACCCCCCGACACGGCCTATTTCAGGAAAATTTCCAAACACCCTAAGGTGCCAAAATCCACACTTGCTAAAGTACCCCTAAACTGGTATAATCACATAAAAAGGACAATTCTATGACAACTCACCTACCTGCTGAAACCGTACGTATCTCCCCGGAAGCACTGGAAGTAGCAAATGCCTACCTCCAACTTAACGACGCCCGTGCCGTAGCTCAAGAACTTGATCTAGACCCTGAAGTGGTAACTAGTTTATTAGCTAAACGTGAAGTAAAATCATATATTGATTCAGTATTCTTTGATTCAGGATATAACAACAGATTTTTGATGCGACGTGCCATGGATGCACTAATCAAACAAAAGTTCTCGGAACTAGAAGAATCACAAACTGGAAGCACCAAAGATATTGCTGAACTACTCCAAATGTCACATAAAATGTCAATGGACTTAATGGATCGCGAGATTCAGCTAGCCAAAGCGCAACAAGCCACAGGCCCACAAAAACAAGTCAACGTACAAATCAATGACGCACTAGACGGATCAAAATATTCACAACTAGTGCAGCGTTTAATCACTGGTGAAGGTGTTTAATGTTGCCGCAGATTGGAGATGCGGATGTATACGACAAAATCAACCCCGAAGACCTTTGGTGTGCAGATAAACTTATTTTAGCCAAACGACTAGGATACTACTGCGGCCCAGCGGGAATAGCCCCTAAACCAGGTAAGTATATAGTACGCCCCGTAATAAACCTAAAAATGATGGGTGTTGGTGCTCGAATAGAATACTTGGACCGCGACTCAATACCTGATGGCTATTTTTGGTGTGAGGTGTTCTCAGGCAGACACCTAAGCTTTGACTACAACTACGGCAAGCAAACGCTAGGAGTTGAAGGGTTTAAAACCAATCCACATCGCCTAGACAGATTTTCGCACTGGACTCGTGTTCAGGACACTTTCGAACTACCACCAGTACTGCAAACAGTAGCAGACAAGTACCCTTGGTTTAATTGCGAGGTTATTGGTGATAAAGTAATAGAAGTACACTTCCGTTACAATGACGACTTTGCAAACCATACCGCCCAAACTATTGTACCCGTATGGCAAGACGAATTCTATGCTAGTGAATGTGGAGATCGTTTAGGTTTTATATTAATAAAAGATGAATAAAAAATGTTAGTAGTCTCACGACCAGATATCAATGTCGACGTTATACAAGAGTTCGACCCTCAACAGAGGTTTATTAAGCTACCCATAACAAACTATCTTAAGTTGTTAGATGTATACGATACAATCAATCGCCCACAAGTTGCCCTAATCAACGCAGTCAACGATCCCAAGTACAGGTTTATCTGTGCCGCACTAGCACGCAGGCTTGGCAAAACTTATATTGCCAATATCATCGGCCAACTAGTTACACTTGTTCCTGGTAGCAATGTGCTAATCATTTCACCTAACTATAACTTAAGCTCGATCTCATTTGAACTCCAACGCAAACTTATCAAACACTTCGACCTCGAAGTCGCACGTGACAACCTCAAAGACAAAATTATCGAACTTTCAAATGGTTCTACCATTCGTATGGGTTCTCTTAGTACCGTTGATAGTACTGTTGGTCGATCATATGACTTAATCATATTTGACGAGGCTGCCCTAGGCGAAGGCGGTGAAGCCGCCTTTAATGTGGCACTGCGTCCAACACTGGATAAGCCACAAGCAAAAGCTATTTTTATCTCCACACCTCGTGGTCGTAACAATTGGTTTTCACAATTTTGGAATCGTGGATTTGATCCCGGTTTCCCTGAGTGGATCAGCCTACAAGCTGATTACACTGAGAATACTCGCATGGCTGAATCAGACGTTGCTGAAGCACGTCGATCAATGTCAAAGTCAGAGTTCGAACAAGAATATTTAGCCTCATTTTCCGTATTTGAGGGTCAG